TGGCGCTGCGAAGACCCGTCTGTCGGGAAATTGTGTTTCTTCTTGACATCCGCCCACACCTTCTGAACATGCGCACGGTCTAGGCCTTTGAACTCCAATCCCGCTTGCAGGGTTACTTTATCCTTCTTCTTGTGCTCTGGTTCCTTGCGGTCCTTCATCTCTTTGACTTTTAGATCATTGCGCATTACAGTGCGAGCCACCATCAAATCATAGATCGTCCTCTTCTTCAAGAGTTCCGCTTTTAGCAGCAATGCGAGTTGGGTGTAATTCAACACCTCAGTGGTTGTCTCGCGTTTCTTGATTATCCGGCGCCTAAACAGGCAATGGTCTTGCCTCAAAGCCTGGTCTCTAGTCATATTCGAATACGCGGCCATGTTCAGCTGGCCTTTGGCGTCCTTGTATTCGTCCTTCAACTCCATCGTAACCTGCACAGGGAAACGGCGCAGAAAGGCGCTGGCCACCTTTATGCCTGGCACGGGTTTGTCAAAGTCTCCATTGCCCGTCAGCCAGAGTGACTCGCTCGTGAACTTCGTGCCTTTCTCAAACGGCATGTCCAAGATCGCGCCGGCTGCGCTACTCATGTACGTCAGTATATTCCCATTGAAAGACTTGGCTACCTCAGAATCATGGACGCCGAAATCGTCAACTAGCACTGCCTTCTGACCCTGGTAACCCGACCAAAACTTCTCCGAAAGATTTTTCGTGTATATCAGGTCGTACTCATGAGCTGCGGTGTGAACTGCTGCGACTAAAGACCGAATGATGGTGGTTTTCCCAACCCCCGGGGGGCCAGCAATCCACACACCTAACGGTTCAAGGCGGATGGTCTCCGCCCTAGTGCGTTCCTTGGCGGCATGCACCAAACCCGCTAAGGAAGCCATCGCCTCCCTATAGTAGACGCGCTTGTGCGACTCCGCCGAATAGGCCATAAGCTCAATCGACATCATCTTCGCGAGGGTTGCATGTGTGCGCAGAACCGACGAGACGAATTCAGGGTCTTCATACGCCTCCTCTTTGTCCACGTCGTACCGGGCTCTCAAGTCGTTGGCCCGGGCTAAACACACCCTGGCCTCCTTCGAGAAATCGGCAGGCGTGACGAATCCAAAAAATATAACCGCATAATCCGCAAGCGCCTTTGGCAAATAAGTCGTGGCCCAAACAGCAACCTGACCCAGGGATGAAATGACCGGCACTACCCTCGAGGCACTCTGCATGGCGGACATCACCGATTTTGCCGACACACTCGAGCTCGTTGTCAACAACATGGCGAACGCTGTCAAAATAGCCAAAGGGTTCGAAGCTTGAGCTTGCAACACGATATCATCTTCGTGCTCAGCTTTTTCTTCTGAATCAGATCCCGTACTCCCGAAAAGTTCTC